AGGTGGATGGAATGCCAACACAAACACACCAACCTTGTCCAATAGCACAGGTATTACAGGCCAGCAGTACATTGTTATAGTAGGCGGTGACCGCGACTTAGGTGCTGGTAATGTTGTTTATACCCCGGGCGATACTGTCACTTACGGTGCCAATGTTTGGAATAGAGTAACTGGTTCTAGCCCAATTTCATCAGTATCAGGCAACCTACACATGCAGGTTGGTCCCACAACTGGTGCTGTTGTGATCGGTATCAATGCCACTCCCAATGCCACTGCCAGTACTGTTGTGAGCCGTGATGCGTCAGGCAACTTCCAAGCCAACACTATTACTGCCACACTGGCAGGTCAAGCAACTTCAGCCATAACAGCCGCAACTGTTACCACAGGCACACAAAGTGCAATCACCAGTGTTGGTACACTGACCAGTTTGGCAGTCACCGGCAATGTCTCAGCAGGCAACGTTACTGCTGCCACTGGAACAATCACAGCCGCAACAGGTCAGTTTACCAATATCAATTCCAGTTTACAAACTATTAATGCTAATCTTGGTACAGCAACCACAAACATTGCCACATTGTTCAGCAATGCTGCCACACAGCAAACACAGATCACAAGTATTACTACAAATGCCAATGCCAACACAGCCGCATATCTGACCACATCAACTGGCAACATTTCAGCAGGTAATATTGTAATTGGCACAAGTGGTCGAATTACCACACCAAAAGTCATTATCAACGATGGTGGCATTAGAACTGTTAGTGGTGGTACAACTTGTACCATTGACTTCAATACTGACAGTATTATCTTATGGACAGCGCCAACTGGCACCGCAGTTATTACTCTAAGCAACTACACACCAGGCGCCACAGTCAAACTGATCATTGCCATGACCACAAGTCGTGATATCACTTTTGGTATTAGTTCCGCGGCCAACAGTAGTACAGGATCGGACAACTGGAATGGAGCAGGTGGCGGAGCAATTGACATTGCCAACACAGCCGTCCATCTTGTGTATACCTGTATGTCTGCCGTGGCAGGTGGATGTTATGTAGCCGTGACAGCAAACTAATCAACCATAAAGATTGACAAAAACCATTTATTGTAGTATTATTACTGAGTTAAAACTCTTAAATATTTGACTATGATATTTGGTTACTTCACCCTATTTGTTGCATTACTGATCGAAGTTGTAGGTGCCTACTACAGCATCACCGGCCTTGCGGCAATCTTTTCGGGTGCGGTAATTCCAATCCTGATCATGGGCGGAGTACTAGAAGTTGGCAAAGTCACTGCCGCTGTTTGGTTAAAGAACAATTGGCATCGTGCCGGCGCACAGTTCAAATTATATCTACTGCCTGCTGTGATCTTGTTGATGTTTATTACCTCAATGGGTATCTTTGGTTTCCTAAGCAAAGCACACAACGATCAAAATCTAGTGTCAGGTGATGTAATGGGCAAGATTGCCATTTACGATGAAAAAATAAAAATCCAGCGAGACAACATTGATTCAGCACGTCGGGCACTACAACAAATGGATGCCGCAGTTGATCAAACCATGAGTCGTAGTACCAGCGAATCGGGTGCAGACAAGGCCACTGCTATACGTCGCAGTCAAGCACGCGAACGCACCAACTTACAAAATGAAATTTCAAAGGCACAAACTGAAATTGTCAAACTAAATGACCTACGTGCTCCTATTGCCGCCGAAGTACGCAAGGTAGAAGCCGAAGTGGGTCCTATCAAATACATTGCCAAATTGATCTATGGTGACAATCCCGACGCCAACTTGTTGGAAAAAGCGGTGGTTTGGGTCATTATCATGATTGTGGCAGTATTTGATCCACTTGCACTTGTGCTGATTTTGGCCGCACAACAAAGTATTCGCTGGGCACGTGGCGAAGATGCAGAAGAACCTGTTGCTACCACGGATGCAAAGACAACTGTATTCGGTCAATTCACAGAAAAGATTCGACGCCGTTTTGTCAAAGATGATGCTCCAGACTTTGAAGGGGTGAAATTGCCTGATGGCACCTGGGTGCAGACTGGTCCAGCATTCAACACTGTTGAACCTAAAGAAGAACACACCAGCATTGACGAAGTCAATCGTCAACTTGCAGACGCTCGTGAAGAACCGGACTATACCGAAGGCAGTCTGATTGTACAAGACACACCAGATGATGAAGATTACAAACCATTCAAAGGAACTGGCGTTTCACCCACCGGTTTGGTAAGCACTCCTTATATACAGCCTCAAGTTGAGGATGAAGGCGAGAAACAAGCAAAAGCGTTTCTCAAAGATGAATATTATGATTTAGATGAAAAAACAGATCCATTTATGGGAGACTTGGTTGTGGCCAAAGACCCCGAACCTGAGGTTGAGCAAACACCAGCGGAACCCGTGGCACCTGTAGTTGTAGATATTCCCAATCCCAGAGCCGCTGAGGCTGCGCCAGGTCGCAATCGTGGCGTAATGTTTACTCAACCTATACAAGCAGACAACACACCCAATTTGGGCAAGGCCAGCAACACAGGTTTTGGCAATGAATTTCCTATTTCTCCAGAAAAAGGCGATGTGTATCTGCGCACAGACTACCTGCCAAATCGGTTGTATAAATTCAACGGAAAGAAGTGGATAGAGGTTGACAAAACCCAAACAGACCTGTATGCTTATAACGAAATGTATATCAAATATCTAATAGAACAAATTGATTCAGGCAACTACGACATTGAAACACTCAGTGACGTAGAGCGTGAACAAATCAGTCAATACCTCAATCGAAATGCATAGTAACTTTATAACACCGCCCGATCTCATAGAAACTGTATTAATAATCAATGCCACAGAAGAGCAGATTAAACTGTGCGCTGATGCCTGTAGAGATTCCCAGCGTGTGTACAATGTGTATTTTTATCACACAGACATGAAAGATTACACCTGGTTGGCTGATGTGGTACAACGTAGTGATACAATTTTACAACAAGCAGAATCAGCCGCACCAGTACTGTGCCCAACTACCAAATTTGGCACAGACCAAGAATTAACTCAACCTCAAGAATACTTTACTAAATAAACAACTATGGCATACTACCCAAAAAACGATATTGCAAACATGTGCAGAGGCAACACAGTCACTCTGCGTGAGGGCGAACCTGTAGAAAAAGCCTTGCGTAAATTCAAAAAGAAGGTGCTGGAATCCGGCCTACTGAGAGAACTCAAAGAGCGAGAGACCTACGAAAAACCCACCACACGTAGGAAAAAAGCCAAGGCTGCTGCCAAAAATCGCTGGCGCAAAAAAGTATCTTCGGAACAACTACCTAAGAAACTTTACTGATCAGGTCCTTGGCCAACATGTTGTGAAAATCTGGACTGTATACAAGGTCCAGATTTTTTTGTCTTCTAGACACTGTGTCTGCCCAAATTTGATCAACATGATCGATTATACCATTGATAGAATTCATCAGCAGGTGGATTTTTTTATCAAGGTCCGTTTCTTGATCATAGGCATGATCTACCAGATCGTCAAACACATCTACTCCTAGGTCTTTGAAATATCTAATAATGCCCACTGGGCCCAGTATCAAAAACAACTGCCCAGACAGCAAGGGTTTCCAGGATTTTTCACTGATAAACACCTCGTCCACACGACTTTCAGTCACATAATCAATACAACACAGTTCATGCGCACTGCTGTGGTTGCTGACATAAAAACCGTTGTTGTCTGGCAAGGCCAGTTTTGTGTGATTGATCCTACGCAAAAAATTCAAATCGTCAGGGGTCATGTCTGCACTGGTGTCAAACTCCAATTTATTGTCGGATCCAAAACTGTATTGGCATTCATTGAACCAGGATTGCCTGCGCATGGCCAGCATGTTTTTGCTTCTGTGCAACCAGGGATTTCTACTGAGACAAGCAATTTTGTAAGGTCTGGCATCAACAATGTTGTATTTTTTTGTGTTGCGGTCTGACAGCAGGGTAAAAAACCACTGTGGATAGTACACAATTTGATCATGTTTGTTGAACCAATAGTTGTAATTGCTGGTCACAATAACAAAGGGCTTGTTGAGATTCAGTGATCTAGCCCAGGTCAAATACTCCAGGTCTTGATCCCAAGGTCCGGCACTTTTGTCCAGAACAATCAAATTGTAATTTGAACTGGAATTAATTTTTTCAATCACAGTCTGGGTTTGTTCAACAGATGGTAATCCGTAGCCGTTTATTAAAACATGCAGTATTGAGTGCTGTGAATTTTTGATTATTTTCTCTATTGACATTTTGATATTAAAACCCTATAATATAGATTACAAGTATTATAAATACTTATGTAGATGCCCAGGTGGGGTCTACACACAACAGTCATAACTTGCTTAACAAAGGAGAACTCAAATGACACAATTTACACTATCTACTCTTGACTTACCTACTTTACACCGTCATGCCATTGGCTTTGATCGCATATTTGACGAACTCAATCGTACATTTGCCAACAGCCGCACCGACGGCAACTACCCTCCATACAATGTGGTCAAACTTGACGAAACACACTATGTGGTAGAAGTAGCAGTGGCCGGTTTTGCCGAGTCAGAATTGGATGTTGAACTCAAAGAAAGCGTGCTCACAGTCAAAGGCGAACAGGCCAAAAAAGACACAGCAGAACCCGAGTACCTGCACAAAGGCATCAGTGCTCGTAATTTTACCCGTACCTTTACCTTGGCTGACAACATGCAAGTGCGTGGAGCCACTGTGCAGAATGGTATCTTGGCCATTGCTCTGGAACAAATTATTCCCGAAGAACAAAAGCCTAAAAAGATACAAATTACATTTGCAAAATAAGTAATTAGTGTGTATAATAAAGGGGAAGGTACTTATTCCCCTTTATTTTAATCATGAGCGAAACAATGTCAAAAACCAAAACACAAACAGTGGTACGCAGTCGTATTGATCCAAAACTCAATGTTCAGGAACCGCCGCAGTTTCGTGTGATCTATATCAATGATGAGACCACCACACAGGAATTTGTGGTAGAAACTCTCAAGATCATATTCAACTATGATGAGGGTGCTGCTGTGGCCTTGACCATGCGAGTGCATGAAGAAGGATCAGCAGTGGTAGCAGTGTTGCCCTACG